CTCACTCTTGCTGGTCCCGCAGTGCCTTTAGCACGGCCGTGTCGATTTCGGCGGCGATCCGTGTAAACACTCTATCCTGTCGGTGCGCGTCGCGGAAGGCGACGCACTCTGCCGACAGCGGGTTGCCAGTCTTTCGCAGCAATGCCCGGTACTGGTCGATGGGCGACGGTTCCGGCCGGGTGTCGATGATGTATTTTCCCGCCGGGATGTAGCCATCCTGGCAAAGCACGTTGAGAATCAAGGCCACGTCGCGGCTCCGCCGGCCGTCGCGGATCGCGTCGGCCTGCCGCCGGGCGTCTTCGGCGGGCGGCAGGGTCGGGCTGACCGCGTACTCCGGCACCAACGCAGGGACCGCTCCCGACGCGAATAGGAAGTCGAAACCTTCCATCCGGTAAACCTTCGCCAGGTACTCTTCCAGCCGGCGGTAGTGGACCCGAAAGATCGGCAGTTGCGTCATTTCAAGGACCGGCCTGGGGCCGGCGGCCGTGATCTTGGCAGGCGTTCTCTCGCGGTGGAAATGACGCGGCATCTTAGCCCTCGGGGAAGGTGAATTCGTAGCAGTCGCTTGGCTCGGCGGCCATCAAATTGAACAGATCGTCGCCTAGCCGCACGGCGATGCCCGCTACGGAAGGGTCGTCCCGCAGGTAGCGGATCGCCCGCTGCATCTCGGGCCGGGCGCACAGGTCGGCGTGGACCCCTGGCTGCAACTGTTGCCAGCGGTTTCGGCCGCGTCGGTGGTAGATGATGAATCGTCGCATCGGTGCTTCCGCTGGGAGATCGTAAATGGTCGCTCGATCTGGAGTGCCGCGTCGTGGAAATTATGAGAATTCTGGGAAAAAACGGTGATTTGGCAGTCTTGTATAGGGTGAGGAGTTAGTGCGTGATGCAACGTGTCACCGACTTGGCCGATCCCCGCCGCTGCAAAGGTCCGAGCGTAGACGGCCAATGTCAGAACGTCGCCGAGGAGGGATCGGATTACTGCCGGGCACACGGCGGCGCAAGTCAGGCACCCGCTCGACGCCTGAAGCAGTACCTCTTGACCAAGGCCCAGGACCGCGAGCGGCTGGCTCAGCTTGCGGAAAACGACGCGCTGAAAACGCTGCGGGAAGAGGTGGTTGTCGCCTTGGGGCAGTTGGAACGGCGGCTGAGTCTTGCCAACAGATCGGACGCCGAGTTTCTTGCCGCCTATCCCGAAGTCGAGAAGTCGCTGAAGACGCTCGCCGAACTGAAGAAATCCAATTTTGCCCTGGAACAAAAGTCCGGCGCAACGCTTTCGCGGGAGCAGGGTTTTGCGCTGGTCCGGCAGGTCATCGAGATCATCGTGGACGAGTTGGAGGGAATCCCGGACTACGAGCGGCTTGTGGAGAACATCACCCTCCGCATCCTGGCCACGGTCCAAAACGCGGGGAAGGCTCAAGCCGACACTGCATGAATCTTGTCTGGTGCGCCTGCGGCCGACTCGTCCAGTACCTTGAAAGGTGAGATGGTGCGACGGTTTTACGTGTACGCCTATTTCGATCCTGATGGCGTGCCGTTCTATATCGGCAAAGGAGAAGGCGACCGAGCAATCGAACATCGTTGTCCTTACAACGCACGCTGTCGCACCTCGTTCCATCAAGAATTGCACAAGTTCCGACAGCGCGGTTGCGATCTTCGACCCACACGGCTCGTTGAATGTTTGACGGAATCAGAAGCGTGTGCTTGGGAGATCGGATTGATTGCTCTGATCGGGCGTCGTGACCTGGGCCGTGGACCTTTGTGCAATCTGACTGACGGCGGCAAGGGAAGTCGCGGACGCCGACTACGGCATACCGAAGAAACGAAACGAAAGATCGCTGATGCCCACCGTGGACGCCGCCTATCTGAAGAGCACAAATGCAAGCTGCGTGGTCGGACAATCCGTGACGATACACGACGCCTGCTCTCAGACGCAAATCGCCGAAGGATCAAGAAGGACGGAGGAATCAATTATCTTCGCGGCAAGTGGCAGGTAATGTTCCGACGCAAGTATGTCGGTCGGTATCCCACTTACGACGAAGCCCTGGAAGCGCGCCGAACTGCGGAGACTCTTGATTCTCAATGCCTCTGAAGTTCGCCTTCTGCAAGGTGTGCGGCATTCGTCCAGCGATGGTCAACGAGAATCGCTGTGAGGATTGCTGGGTGAACGCTCAAGTTAAGTATCACGGCCACAGCAACGCCGTGCATACGTTGGTCAATTCGAGCCGGGAGGGTTGCGATGTTCCCGTTCAAGCGGAAACTCGTGCTGCCCGGCGAGGCCGGTGTCCAGGCCGGTGACATCATTGGATTCAGCGGGCGAAGCTGGCTAAGCGCAGGCATCAACATCGCCACTTATGGGATTCCCCTGTGGGGACTCAGCCATGTTGGACTCATGGCCAACACCCCGGATGGTCGGCTGCTGATTTTCGAGAGCACATCCCTCGACGGCGACATCCCGTGTGAAATCACCGGCAAGGCGATCTGCGGCACGCAAGCCCACGCCCTGGACTTCATCCTGCAACACTATCAGGGCAAGGCGTGGCATTATCCGCTGTACCGGCCGCTGTACCGAAACGAAGACGAACGGCTAACCGAGTTCCTGATGGAGACGATTCACGTCCCCTATGACGCGATGGGGGCGTTCCGCTCAGCCGGCGTCGGCCTGTCATGGATTGAGTCGTGGTTTCATCCGTCGAGTCTTCACACGATCTTCTGTTCCGAGTGGGTTGCGGCGGCGTATGCGGTGACTGGACTGCACCCGACCGACAACGTGAGCCGTTGGAATCCGAACCGGCTCTGCCGTCACTTACGCTGGCATCGCATCCTCTGCAAACCCCGGAGGCTCAAATGAAACGAATTCTCTTCGCGCTGATCCTGCTGGTCGTGGTCGCAGGCTGCGAAGTCGTCGGGAACGCCGGAAACCGCGTGGTCAAGAAGGAGCGCCCGGTCGTCAACGTCCCGCTGGCGCTGCGGCAAAGCAACTGGCTGGGCAGCAACCGCGAAGGTTCGTGCGTCCATGCCTCCATGATTTCGCTCTTCCGTTGGCAGGGCCGTTACAAGACGGCCGACTACTGGCGAAAGACTTTCGGCAACGGCGAGTGGCCGGAGGACATGGCCGCCAAGTTCGACCGCGAGGGCATCCGTTACGCATATGTCGAGAATGGAGACGTGCGGTTCCTGGAATGGGCTTGCCGCACGCGGCGCGGCTGCGGCATCACGGTGATGGGTGGTGCCCACATGGTTGCCCTTGTCCATCTGGACGAGAAGTGGGCCGCGCTCTTGGACAACAACAACGTCTCCAAGTTTATCTGGGTTCCCCGCGAGACACTGATCGCGGAGTGGAAAGCCAGTTACGGGTGGGCGGTGACGCCGATCTACACCCCGGCGGCCCCGCTGCCCCAGTAAAGTCACCGAGTCGCTAACCCCGTGAGGAAACCAATGAATCGAGTCCTTTTGAGCGTCTGTCTGTTGCTCGCTGTGTTGGCGGCTCCGTGCTTCGCGGACACCGCCACGGCCAATGGTGTGCTGGCCGAACAGCGCGTCGTCAACCTGCCCAACGATCAGGGCAAATGGTACATCAGCGTGGTCGGCAATGCCAACGACACCGCGTATCTCCGCGTGCTTGGCTGGTTCGAGGCGAACGCCGGCCTGAAGGGCCTGAAGAACAAGGTCCATTTCTGCCCGGTCTCGGCCGGAACCCCGATCTATCAGGAACGGTACGCCGCGAACGTGAAGGGCCTGCCGACTGTGCGGGTCCAGAAGCCGGATGGCACGGTGGTCTACGAGGCGTCCGGCAAGAATCTCCCGATGACGGCCGAGGGTCTTTACGGCGCGATCGCCGGTGCGGTCAACACGGCCCAAGGCATCCGACCGATTCTTCCGTGGCGGCGCGACATGGAGAGGCGCTGCCCCGGACCTGGGCCATGCCCGACGCCCAATCCGCAGCCGAACCCTGGTCCGCAGCCTGATCCCGAGCCGCAGCCGATTGACGACGGCGGGGCACCCGATCTGGACCCGCAGCCGGCGGCCGAAGATTGGCCGCTCTGGGGCTTGGCCTTGCTCGTCAATGGCGGCTTCCTGGTCGGCTTGGCGGCAGGTTACGGCCGCAAGCTGGCGGCGAAGCTGCGTGGCGTGAAGTAGTTGCGCGTGCGTTTCGTGTCCTCTGTCCCCTGACCATCCGGCCGCCCAAGCGGCCACACTCGAACATCTGGAGAAGAAAAGATGAACCCCACCGTTGTGATCTGGATTCTGGCCGTTGCGGTTGCCGTGCTGGTTGGCCGTGAAGTCGGCAAGTGGCTCTTCGGCGAGAACGCCAAGCTGATGCAGAAGAAGCGCGCCGCCCAGAAATTGGCCGGCATCCTCCGCGACAACGGCCTGCGGCTGTTGCCCGCCGTGCTCGAAGACTTTGCCGTGGGCGATGTGCAGGACATGGTGGAGAAAATCCACGATGTCTGCAAGATCGTCGATGCCGGCAGCGATGCCATCCTCAAGGAACTTGAGCAGACCTACGAGAACGTGTTGGCTCGGAAGCTCGCCACGCCCGAGGGTCTGGCCTACATCAAGGCGCGGATCGCCGAAGTCGAGGCTGCGCCGGCACCCGCTGCCGAGGCTGCGAAGCCCGCTGCGGCCCCGGCCAAGTCGTAATCGACTGATTCACCGCGCCCGGCTGCGGTCATACGCGCACCGGGCCGGTTTTCCGATGGCTCTCGACACCTTGCCGCGAGCCATCCGAGAACCGGAGATCAATGATGAATCGTCGAAGTTTCCTGACCGCCACGGTGCTACTCGCGCTGATCGCAGGTTGCGAGGTGCCGCAGCAACAACAGCAAGGCGGTTGCCGCCGCCCCAAAGTGCTGGCCTTCACCGCTTCCTGGTGTGCCCCGTGTCAGCGGGCAAAGCCGGCCTTGGTCCAGATTCAGGCCGCCGGGGTGGACGTAGAGATCATCGACATCGACGCCCATCCCGACTTGGCGAAGAAATACGGTGTCACCGAGGTGCCGACCTTCATCGTCTACGTCTGCGGGAAAGCGCCGGTGCGGACCAACGACATCTTGGTGGTTGTCTCCTTGACTCGTTTTGGGTGCAAGTAATGGCTCGCCGCCGCTGTCGAAACTGCCCCGACGAGCCGAGGCCAACGCCGGAACCAAAGGTGACAAGGACGGTCGGCTCCCGTCGTCGCCGCGAACGAAACACGAGGTTGCACCGGGCCGAACGCCGAAGCAACCAGCGAGCCGCACTTGCCGCTGACCCACGCGAACCTGTGATGCAACCTCAATTGAATCAATGATGTTCCTCCATGAATTTCGCGGACGAGTTGCGATTAGCCTTGGGGGAGGGATTACGCAGCAACAACCTTCGGTCGTGCAGCCGGTGGGCCGAACATCGACGAGTGATGGGGGCACCCTTTAACGGCAACTACGGGTTCCTGCGGCATCCCTGGTGTCGGGAGATTCACGACAGCAAGGCGGCCTGGACCATCGCCATGAAGGCGGCCCAGTTGGGCGTGACGGAGACAGGGATCAACCGGGCCTTCTTCACGCTCGACCAGTCGAAGCGCGACGTGCTTTACGTCCTGCCGACGGCGCTGAACGCGAGCGACTTTTCCAAGGCCCGTTTCGCCACCGCCTTGAAGCTCAGCCCGTACCTGAAAGACCTGTTCGTCGATACAAACACCGTGGGGCTGAAATCGACCGGCACGAACGTCCTGTACATTCGTGGCAGCCGTGGCGATAGCAACCTGAAGTCCATCCCGGTGTCCGAGTTGGTTTTGGACGAATTGGACGAGATGGACACCCATGCGGTGTGGCTGGCCTTGGAGCGGTTGTCGGGCCAGATCGAGAAGCACATCCTGGCGATCTCGACGCCGACCGTGCCCAAGTACGGCATCCACAAGCTGTACCTCACCAGCACCCAGGAGCATTTTTGCTTCGAGTGTCCGCATTGCGGCCGATGGACCGAGTTGGTTTGGCCCGATTGCGTAGAGATCATCGGCGAGTCGGTCAACGACCCCCGCTGCCAGGAATCGTTCATCAAGTGCAAGGAGTGCAAGCATAAGCTGAACCACGAGGCCAAACCGGAGTTCCTGGCCGGCGGAGAGTGGCAGGCGACGGAAACGAACGTCTCGACGGAGGAATCGCGGGGCTTTTACATCAATCAGCTTTACTCGTCCACGGTGACGCCCGGCGAGTTGGTGATCGCCTACCATCGCGGGCTGGGCGACGAAGCGGCGAACACAGAGTTCCATTGCAGCAAGCTGGGCGTGCCCTTCATCGGCGAGGGCGCTCAAGTCACGGACGAGATGATCGAAGCCTGCGTCAAGGCGCACTCGATCAACGACAAACGCCCGCAGATCGGCGGCGACCGCCTGATAACGATGGGCGTAGACCAGGGCAAGACGGGTTACATTTCGGTCGTAGACTGGTTGTTCGATCAGCACCCTGGCAAGGACATCAATGCGGCGGCCATCGGCAAGTTGCTTTGGTTCGGCAAGTTCTCCGGCGAGGAATGGGGCTATCTGGATGAGTTGATGCGGGAGTGGCAGGTCTTGGCCTGCGTGGTGGACGCCGACCCGTTCACCAACGACGCCCGCCGCTTCGCCAAGAAGTTTCACGGCTACGTATGGCTGACGCGATACCGGCGGGGGCAGACGGCCAAGGAAATTGCCATCAGCGAGGAAGACACAGGAGCGCCCTTCGCCACAGTGGACCGCACCAACTGGCTCAGTTGTACGCTCGGACGATTCAAGACGACGCCGCCCCGCATCCTGCTGCCCCGCGACATTTCGTTCGAGTATCGGGAACACGTCAAGAACCTGGTCCGCACCTACAAGAAGGACGACACGGGCAACCCGGCCGCCGAGTACGTGAACACGGGGGCCGACCACTTCGCACACTCCCTGTGTTACGCGGACATCGGTTTGGCACTGGCTCCGATTGGCGGTAGCGGCGGAAACGTCGGTAAGGTCACTTAGCGAGAGGTTCGTCATGGCCGAAAGTCAAACGCTCAGCCTGATTGACAGCCGCCATCCCGGCTACCTCTCCGGCATGACGGACTGGAATAAGTGGCGATTGACCTACGAAGGCGGCGACAACTTCCGCGACTCCTATTTGGAACGGTTTTCGACCCGCGAGGATCAGGAGGACTACGGCGTCCGCAAGGCAATCACGCCGGTGCCAGCGTTTGCCAAGGCGGCCATCAACGACATCCGCAACGCGATCTATCAGCGCCTCCGGGACGTGGTTCGCAAGGGCGGCAGCGAGGTCTACCAGGCCGCCGTCAATGGCAGCAACCTGGGCGTGGACCACCGCGGCTCGACCATGAACGCCTTTCTTGGCGTGAAGGTCTTGACCGAACTGTTGGTCATGGGGCGGGTGGGCGTGTTCGTCGATCATCCGCTGGTTCCGGCCGGTGCGACCTTGGCCAACGTCAGCCGGCCCGCGCCGTACCTCTACAAGTATGACATCGAGGATATTCTATCCTGGACCTGCTCGAAGCCTGAAGCCCCATCCGAGTTCCAAGCGATCCTGCTCCGCGACACGGTGATGCAGTACGACCAGTCCACGATGTTGCCGTCGCTCTCGGTCGAGCGATACCGCTATATGTGGATCAACCGGCAGACGGGCAAAGTCAACTTGCAGTTTTACAACCTCAAGAAGGAGGAGGTGGACGGCGCGGGGTTGCCGGGCGGCCCGATCCAACTGGAACTGGACCGCATCCCCTTCGTGCTCTTGGACATCGGCGGGAGCCTGATAAAGGACGTGTGCCAGCAGCAGATCGCGCTGTTGAACCTCGGTTCCAGCGACGTGAACTACGCCCTGCGAAGCAACTTCCCCTTCTACATCGAACAGAAAGACATGCGGGCGACGGGTGCCCACTTGAAGCACGCTGCCACGGAAGATGGGACATCTACCTCCGGCGGCCAAGGCGCAGCCGATACGAGCATCAAGGTCGGCGCGACGCACGGCCGCACCTACGACAAGGGGATGAATCCGCCGGCCTTCATCAATCCCTCGGCCGAGCCGTTGCGGGCAAGCCTGGAATTGCAGGACCGGATCAAACGGGACATCCGCGAGTTGGTCAACCTGGCCGTGTCGAGCCTGGCGGTGCGGGTCTCGGCCGAGTCGAAGGCGATGGACAACCAGGGCCTTGAAGCGGGGCTCTCGTACATCGGCCTGTTGCTGGAAAGCGCCGAGCGGCAGGTTGCCGAGTTCTGGGCCGCCTATGAAGAGCGGAACCTGAGCAAGCGCGAAGTGGCGACGATCAAGTACCCGGAGCGTTACAGCCTGAAATCGGATGCCGACCGGATCAAGGAAGCGCAGGAATTGCAGAAACTCATGGGCGCGGTCCCCGGTCGCCGGGTGAAGCGCGAACTTGCCAAGGGCATCGTCCAGACGCTTTTGGGCGGCAAGATCAGCATGGACGATCTGAGCGCGATCAACCGCGAGATCGACACTGCCCATTACACCACGAGCGATCCGCAAACGATCATCCTGGCGGCCCAGGCGGGACTGGTCGGCGAGAAGACAAGCTCCGTGGCCTTGGGCTTCGACGACGACGAGTATTTGGAGGCTCGCAAGGACCACGCGGAGCGCGTCAAACGCATCGCCGAGGCCCAGGGAATGGAGAAGGGCGGCAGCGACCCGGCGGCCCGAGGTATCGCCGACCTTTCGGCTGATCCGACCGCCGGCAAGGAAGAGAAGGCTGCCAGCCGCAATACCGACTTACAAGACACAACGGCCTCGCGCGTGCGCGGCAAGGGCCGCTTTGCAGGAGAGTAGCCCATGCTGGTTGACGTTGATCGGGAATCGCAGGCCGAATTTCGCACGGGCAGCGGCACCGTTGGTCTGAGTGTTGTGCGCCTCGGCGCGGCCAGTGCGCGGCAGACGGTGACACTTGCTGACGTGACTGCCGGCACTTTCAAGCTGGGCGTCGGGGAATCCGAGACGGATGCCATTGCCTTCGATGCTGCGGCGGCGGCTGTGCAAGCCGACTTGGAGGCGGTCGTCGGTGAAGGCAACGTAGCTGTGTCGGGCAATGCCGGCGGGCCGTGGACCGTGGACTTCACAGGTGCATTGCGGTGGCAGCTTATCGCGGCCATGACGGCAATCGACGTGGACCTGGAAGGCGAGGGCCATGCCCTCGCGGTGACGGTCAACGAGCGCGGGCACGCGGTCGGCTGGCCGGTGAAGAAATACGTCATGCTCCGCGCCAACGGGGCGAACGGCAACGTTATCATGGTCGGCAACACGGCTGATAATGCGGACAACGGCTTCATCCTCTCTGCCGGCCAACAGAGCCCGCCACTTCATGTGGACGACTTGAACAAGCTCTATATCGTCGGCGGCGCGGCGGACCAGGGCTACTCGTGGGTTGCCTGCTAAGGGAGGCGCTAGCATGGCTATCGACGCCACCTTCTACGGCACTCTGGACGAGGCCGACGCATACTTCGCCAACCGACTGCATGAGACGGCCTGGACCGAGGCTTCGGCGAACGACCGGCGCAAGGCGCTCCTGGCCGCGCGAGGGATCATCGACGCCTTGAATTACAAGGGCAACAAAGCGAGCGTTTATACGCTCTTGCTGGCGAACCCATCGGCCACGCAAGAGCAGATCAGGGCGGCTGAGGCGACCCAGGCGTTGGAGTTTCCGCGCGGGGCTGACACCGCGGTCCCCGAAGCCATTCGAGTGGCTTCCTACGAGATCGCCTACGCCCTCTTGGACGGCAAAGACCCCGAATTGGAATTGGAGAACCTGGCCGTCAATGCGATGGGATACGGGGCGGTGAAGACCAGCTACGAGCGGTCGCAACTGCCCATCGAACACATCATCAACCTGGTGCCGAGTTCTGCTGCGTGGCGCTTGCTCAAGCCTTTTCTGCGCGACTCGGACGCCCTGAAACTGTCACGACTGAGCTAGGCGCGTGCCCTGGCTCCCTTTTACCGGCCCACGCCGGGTCAGACCCGCTGAATACCGGAATGACGCGGATCGTCTGTTACTTATTCCCTCTCCGGGTGTAAGGAAGTTGTTGCATGTCCCTCTCTCTGTACCTTGCGCGTCCGTGGGTTTCGTGTTTCGAGGGTGAGGATGATGCCGTGAAGGCCGCCGCGGAAAAGGCCGCCGCGGAGAAGGCCGCAGCCGAGGCTGCTGCCGCTGCTGCCGCTGCCGCCCTCGGCAAGACGTTCACTCAGGAACAGGTGAACAACATCGTGGCGGCCGACCGCCGCAAGTTGGAAGAGTCGCTCAAGAAGACCGAGAAACAGTACCAGGAGTTGCTGGCCAGCCAAAGCCTCACCGAGCAAGAGCGAAAGGCCCTGCAAGCGAACCTGGAAATGGTGCAAGGCCAACTGCGGTCGAAGGAAGAGCAGCTCCTTCTGGAAAAGAAGCAGATGGAGGAGACCTACGCCGGCAAGTTGCAGGAAGTCGAGAAGAAGGCGTCATTCTTCGAGACGCTGTACCGGGATTCCACCATCGAGCGGGCGCTACAGGATGCCGCCGTCAAGCATGAGGCGTGGAGTCCTTCGCAAGTCGTCACCCTGCTTCGCGGGCAGACGAAGATGTTGGAGGAAACAGACTCCAGGACCGGCAGGTTGACCGGCAAGTACAAGCCGGTGGTCGAGATGCAGGCCCTCAACACGACGACGGGCGAGATCGAGACCAAGGCGTACACGCCCGAGGACGCCGTGAAGAAGATGAAAGACACGCCCGATACCTGGGGCAATCTCTTCCGCAGCGGCGTGGTTTCGGGCATCGGCGCGGGAACGGCTACCGGCGGCCTCATGCCGGGTCAAGGCGGCAAACTGGATGCGGCGGCGATTCGCAAGCTGACGCAAGAGCAGTTCCGCGATATTCGGGCCAACCACCCTGAATGGCTCGGACTCGATCCTTTGCCCAAGAAGGGCCGCTAACCGTTCGGGGGTCGGCAAACCAAAGGTCTGCTCGGAGCCGGCGCGCGTCACGGTGACGAGGCGCGGCGAGCAGAGGTCACACGAGAAACTTCGGAGAGTAACGATGAACCGTTTGTACCTCAGCCAGCCGTTCACGGCTTGCTACGAAAACCAACTGGACGCCTTCATCCCCGAGTTGTGGGCGGACGAGGGCCTGCGCATGTTGGAAGCCAACATGGTAATGGCCAACATGGTCCACCGGGACTATGAGGACCAGATCGCCAAGTTCGGCGATGTGGTCAACACCCGCCGCCCCGGCGAGTTCAAGATTCGCCGCAAGAAGGACGGCACCACCCTGGTGCAGCAGGACGCCGTGGCCACCAACGTGCAAGTGCCGTTGAACCAGTGGTTCTACAACTCCTTCGTCATCCGCGACGGGGAAGGCAGCAAATCCTTCAAGGAGTTGAGCCAGATTTACCTCCAGCCGGCGATGAAGACCATCGCCGAGGGCGTCGATCGCGCCTTGTTGGGCCAAGTCCATGCCTACTTCGGCGCACCGGCCGACCGCGTGGGGAAGCTGGGCGGACTGACCGCCAGCACCGCCAAGGACTACGTGCTGGACGCCCGCGAGCGGCTGAACATCAACAAGGCCCCCGTGGACGGCCGCAAGCTGGTCATGGCCCCCACGAGCGAGACGGCCATGCTCAAGACCGATCTGTTCGTCAAGGCCAACGAGCGCGGCGACGGCGGCTCGGCGCTGGAGAGCGCCATCCTCGGCCGCATCCTCGGCTTCGACACCTACATGGACCAGAACGTCAATTGCGTCCTGTCGGGGTCGGACACCGACAGCGATCCGGTCACGGAGCCGTATGCGGCGGGAAGCCCGGCGACGACGCAGATTGCGTCGGTATTGGCTCCCACGGTCGGCGAGTTCGTGGTCGTGGCCGGCAACGATCAGCCGACCTGGGCGACCGGGACGAACGCGGCCTGGTTCACCTTGAACGAGGCCCTCAAGTACGCCACCGAGGACAACGCCGTGGCCACGCGCTATGTCAAGTGCGTGACGGCCGCTGGCTACGCAGCCGGCTACAGCGAGGGCATCGCCCTGACCGTCACCGAGGGGAAGGCCCCGCAGGTCGGCCAGTTGCTCGCCTTCGGCACGACCCTCGGCACGCGGCACACCTACACGGTGATCGAGTCCGAGGGGAGCGGCACGTCCTGCACCGTCTACCTGGATCGGCCGCTCGTGGCCGCCGTGGGCAACGGTGCCGATGCGTTCCCCGGCCCCTACGGCGCGATGAACCTGGCGTTCCACCGGGACGCCCTGGCCCTCGTGACCCGCCCGCTGGCCCTGCCGGACACCCGCGCGGGCGTCATGGCCGGACATGCCGCCTTCAACGGCATCACCATGCGGGTCTTGGCCCAGTACGACATCAACGCGGGCGGCCTGATCGTCAACTGCGACATCCTCGCGGGTGTGGCGGTGCTGAACAGCGGCCTGCTGGTCCCCGTGCTCGGCTAAGGGTGATCTCCGTCGAGCAAGTCAAAGGTCGCCCGGCCCGGTCAACACGGGCCGGGCGGCCTCTCTACCATCAATTGCGCCTGCGGGCTTGCCGGAGATGCCTCATGGAATTGCTCTTTGCCCAAGCCGACACGTTTGCCGATGCGATTGCCCTCTTGAAACAGTACGGGCCGCTGGTCCTGGTAACTGCCGTTCTTCTCTGGCAAAGCTGGGTCCGCGAATGTCGCATGAACAAACGGATCGTGAAGCTCGAAGACGAGCAGCGCAGCGTGCTGATGCCGCTCGTCGAACGGTGTGCGGACGTAATCGCCCAGAACACCTTGATGATGGAGCGGCTGGAGAAGGCCCTAGAGTGAATCGTGATGCCCATGACGTATCCTGCCAACCACGGATTGAATCAGCAGATTCGGCGCGTGCTCTATGCGCTGAAGCGTCAATACGGCGGCACGGTCACTATTTACCAGAATGGCTCGGTGACTACGGATACGAAGACCGGCGAAACGACTCGGACCAAGACGGCGACCCGGATTCAGCGGGCCGTCGTCCTGCCCGAGACCATTAGCCGCGAAGTGAAGCAGTCGATCTCGCTGATCTCCGCGAACAAGCAGATGGTCACGGGCGGTGGATACGAGGCGGGCAAGCGGCTGTTCATCGTCGAGCGCCGCGACTGCCCCAACCTGGTCTTGAAGCAAAGCGATTGGCTCGCCTACCACGGTCGCAAGTACGCCATCGAGAACTTCGAGGAGTACGAGTTCGATGCGGCCTACATCATCCACGGCAAGGGACTGGTGGGCGAGTCGATTGGCGGCGGGGCGACGGTGACGGAAGCCGACAATGCCTTGACGCTTGCCGCTCAAGCCGAGGGGGAGGTGTAGTCATGCCCGCCAATCCCAACTGGGCGCGCTGGGTGTTCGCCTCCGTAGCTACCTACTTGAAGCAAGTTGCTCAACAGCAGCAGCTTCCCGTCCTGATCGAAGGCTTGGACGAGCGGACCACGGAGTTTATGAGCGCCACGGATCGGTGTGAGGTCCGCATCACAGGGCCGTTCACCAGGGAAGTGAGCCGCGACTGGTATCAGATCGAAGTCGTGGTGAACGTCCTCTTTGTGAGCCGCTACGAAGAGCAGAAGAACCAATACGCCATCATTCAGAAGACGGGCGTATTCCAGGAGGCAATGGACGGAGCCATCGCCGTCTACAAGTACGGAAGCGGGGCGGACGACGACGAGCATGTTCTTGTCGGCTGCCTCTCGCCGACCCAGGGCCGCAGTGACGCCATCCGCGTAATGCACTTCGGCCAGATCAATTCGACCGACCGCCTGAAGCAGTCAATGGTAGACGCTCGCTACCGCATGGAGATTTCCACCAATTAAGTAAACAGGAGAACCCGAACATGGCACGCATCGAATTGCGAGACTGCGATGTCATTCTGCAAGACGGTCTGGCCGGCACGGCGAAGATCAACGACGTTGCCCCGCCGGTTGCGACCGACACCAGCATGACCATCGACACGATTGTCCTGAACACGCCCGACACCGACTTGGTGCCGATTGGAGCGCGTTTCAAGGTCGCGGGCGAGACGGACCAGGTGTTTCACACCGTCACCGCTCGCACGCCGACCGACACCAGCCCGACGACGGACATCACGTTCACGCCGGCCCTCGGCGCGGGCACCTATGCCGACGAGGGTGTGGTGACGTTCTATCCCCAGAATCTCGACATCAAGATCGGGGAAGGGAACCTCACCTACACCGAGCACAACGAGTACGAGTACCTCAAGGATCGGGGCAACCTGGACACCGTGAAGGAAGGCGACGATGTGCCGATGGACGTGAAGCTGGAGGCCGTCTTCGAGCATATCACCCAGGGCACTGGCGAGCCGGTCAGCCCGATGGACGCCTTGAAGGGCGTCGGCGGGGCGGCCGAGTGGGTGAGCGCGTCGAGCGATTTGTGCGAGCCGTACTGCGTGGACGTGGTTGTCCTGCACACGCCGCCCTGCGGCACGTCCGAGCTTGAGCGCGTGACGTTCCCTGACTTCCGCTCGGAGACCCGCGAGATTAACTACAAGGAGTCCACGATCTCGATTACGGGCAAGTGCAAGGCCACCGAACCGCTCGTGGAGCGCGAGGCGGCGGCGTAGCGACGACTCCCCGGCCCTTGGAGGCCGGTTGGGCTGGCCTACAAGACCAGTCAATAGCGGTGCCGGCAAACGGTGCCGGCACCGCGACTTTCTCATTCCTTTTAGCGAGCGAGGGAACCAATCCATGAAGATTGCCGGTATCGACCCCAAGACACTCTCCAATGAAGTGCTGCTGGTCCTGCCGCGTGGCGAGAGCGAGATCATCTTCCGCGCCAAGGGTCTGCCTGACATGGCGGAGTTCGAGGCCCTGTGCCCGAATCCCAAGCCGCCGGGCAAGTACACCAAAGACGGCTGGATTCCCAACCTCAATGATCCCACCTACCAGCAAGTCCTCGGCGAGTGGGCCAAGAAGCGGCTGGGCTACATGGTCGTCAAGTCGCTGGCCCCGTCCGAGATCGAGTGGGATTTGGTCAAGGAGGGCGATCCCCGCACTTGGGCCAAGTGGGAGGAAGACTTGAAGAGCGCCGGTCTGACCCAGGTGGAGTGCAACCGGGTGCTGGCCCTGGTCCTGGAGGCGAACGCCCTGGACGACGCCAAGCTGCAACGGGCACGCGAGGTTTTTCTTGCTGGTCAAGCTCCAATGCCGCCCGAATTCTCTGGCCCAGTTATCGAACCGCCGAGTACGCCGTCTGGCACGCCTGCGAACGGCTAGGCATCCGGCCGCCGGGCGTCAAGCCGTCCTGGGACGAGTGCGGTGTCGAGACTCAGGCTTTGATCGTGGCCTTCGACCAACTGCGAAGTCACGACGAGGCGGAGCGGGAGGCTCAACTGGCCGGGGCTAAGGATGCCCTTCGGACGTGCTGAGAGAGGGACTGATGATAAGCAGTGACGCGAGCTTGACCGAATCTGAATCACTGCGCTGTTGGGTGTGTAAGCAGGAGAAGCCTCGTACAGCCTATCAGACGGCTCAGTTGCGAGGCCGAGGTCGCCCGTGGTGCAAGGATTGTTGCCGGGATTACCAGCTTCGGAAGAAGTTCGGCCTCAGCCGGGCTGGATACGACGGGATGCTGAAGCAGCAAGGAGGCCGATGTGCGATTTGTGGCAGTGTTGATCCTGGCACCAATGCAAAGGGCCAGTTTTGCGTTGACCACGATCATGCGACTGGCGAATTGCGCGGTCTCTTGTGTAATCGGTGCAACACAGGTTTGGGAGCCTTCAAGGACGATCCGCAGGCGTTGCTCAAGGCGGCAGCCTACTTGGAGGGCACCATGAAGTTCACGGCGCAGTTCTCCATTCCCCGCATCGACGTGGCGGCCTACCGCAACGCGCTCGATTCGCACCTGAAGGCCGCGATTGCCCAGGGCCTCATGGAGTGGCTGGAAGCGGTCTTGGCGGAGATTCCGGTGTGGAGCGGGGCATCTCGGGCGACGTTCGTGAAGCTGGCCCAGCAGATTGGCTACAACCTGCCCGCCGCCCCGGCCGCGGTTGAAGCCGCCCACGGGCTGTTCACCGAGCGGATCGACCGCACCTGGATGGGGGCGGCGCAGGGCGACGGCAAGCTGACAGCGGACAAGGAGAGTGGCGAGTACACGTTCACCTACTCGACGACGCTGCCCTGGCTGATCTGGAACGAGTACCACAACGCCAACGTCGAGCCGGACCCGACCCTTTTCTACCGGCTGATTGAACCCGGCCCTTACAACTTCCAGGTCACAGGCGCGAGGGCCTTCCTGCGTTTTGCGGAAAGCGTGGACCTTCCTGCCGTCAAGCCCCATCTGCGTATCGTGCGAGTGAAGTCCTAGCAAGGTGCCTCATGGCCGACGAAATCGTCAATAAACTCGGCTTCAGCGTAGAGGATGCTCTTCGGGAGCTTCAGCGCTTGGATAGCGCGCTCCAATCCTCGGGCACTGCCTTCCAGACGTTCGGCGAGAAGATCAACGCCTGGAACAGCCAGTCGGAGGCGGCGCTGAATCGGATGAAGGACATGGCCTCGGCCGCCTCGCGGCTGGCCAACTCGATGGCGAAGATGGGCAACGGCCCAGTGACTCCCGCCGCGACGGCGGCTGCGCCCACCTCGAAACTCTGGCTGCCGCCCGATGTGGCGGCGGAGGCCCAGAAAGCCAACCAGACAATGCAGAACCTTGGCAACACGGCGACGGAAGCCGGGAACAAGATGCGCGAGGCCGGAGAGAAGGGCAAGAAGGCCGGCTCGGATGCCGGCAGCGCGGCGAAAGAAGCCGCCGAGAAGACCAAGGCGTGGACCGTCACCTGGGAGACGCTGACGCGGGTGGTAATGACCCAGGCCATCGTTCGCGCCTTGAGTCAGATTCGTGACCTGCTCCGCGAATCGGTGGGCGAGGCGCTGAAGTTTTCCACGAAAATCTCGGAAATCCAGACCATTGCCCCGAGGATCGACCAGAGTTTCCAGGGGTTGAGCAAGGAAGTCGCCGACATCTCGCGTCAGTTCAACTTCCCGCTGCCCGACGTGGCCGAGGCGGTGTATCAAACGCTGTCCAACCAGTTTACTTCGGCGCAGCAACGTGCGGACATTATGACGGCCTCCGCCAAGCTGGCGAAGGTCGGCGTGATGGACTTGAACGAGGCCGTGCTCCTGATTACGGGCACGCTCAACGGCTACGGCATGGCGTCCAATCAGGCCGAGGCGGTGGCCGCCAAGTTCTTCAAGACCATCGAGTTGGGCCGCACCCGTGGTGCCGAGTTGACGCCGGTGATTGGCCGCCTCGTGCCGATTGCCAGCGAGTTGGGCGTCAACCTGGATGAAGTCAATTCCTCGATGGTCGCCTTGACCATCGGCTCGATGCGCGTCCCCGAGGCGGCGACCAGCTTCCGGTCGGCGATGGCAGCCCTTATCAAGCCGTCCGAAGACTTGAAGAAGGAGTTGCGCGCCCTGGGCTACGAGACGGGCCAGCAGATGATTCATGCCCTGGGCCTCCAAGGGGCGTTCCTAGCCCTGCGGGAGAGCGCGAACGAAGACGTGGCGGCCACCGCCAAGATGTTCCGCAACATCCGCGCCTTGAACGCCGAGTTGCGATTGACCGGCTCAGGCGCGGAACAGGCGGCCGAGGCCATGAAGAAAATGACCGACGGCACGCTCACGGACAGCTTCAACGAGGTCTTCAAGACGTTCACCTCCACCGACGCCCAGCAGTACATGGCGGAGTTGAACAAGTTTAAGGTCTCGCTGGCCACCGAGGTTGGGCCGGAACTGGTCAAGTTCCTCAACACCCTCTTGAAGACGGCGGGTGGGGCGGAGGGGTTGGCCGCCGCGCTGAAGGGCATTGCGATGACGGCAAGCCAGTTGGCCGAGCCGCTGGCGATTGCCGGCGGGGCGCTGGCAGCGTTCTCGCTCCGCGCCAAGCTGGCGGGATTCACCGGCCTCGGGGGCGTCCTTTTCAACAACGTCGTTGCGCCGCTGAGCATGGCGGTGTGGACCACCGAATTCCTCGATCAGCGAATGGCGTCGATGCTTGACAATGCCAACGCGAACTTCCGTGCGAAGGTCGAGGAGACCGTACTGGCGCAGAGGAAGGCCGCCCAAGAGCGGCTGGACGCCGAGATGAAGGTCTACGACGAAGCCGGCCGCCGCCTGGAACAGTACACGGCGGAGGTCCGCAAGGCGTACAACGCCCAGGTGGACCAGGCGCGGAAGACCAATGAGGAGTTAGTCGTCTCGTCGCGGACCACGATGCAGGCGATGATCTCGACCCGCGAAAAGGTCGTGCAGCAGTTCCGCGCAGCGGCCCAGGACGCCAACAAGGCGGCTGAAGACTCCGTGAAGCGCCAGGCGGACTCGCAAGCCAAGCTGGACGACCTGCTCTTCAAGCAACGACTCGAAGAGCGTCAGAAGTACGACAGCTACTACAAGAAGCCCGAAGTCACGTCGGATATGTACGGCCGGCGTGCGCTCGAACTAGCGCAGCAAGCTGCGGGGCTCTTGGCCAAGGCGGAGACCCCGGACCAGGAGCGGACGGCCCAGGCGATCTTCCAGCGGGCGACGGCCTACGCCCAGGAAGCCGAGCAGATCGCCAAGGGGACGGAGAACGAGTGGCTGCGGAAAGACGCGGCGAACACCGTGGAGTCGATTATTCGCAAGCAGATCGACGCGGAAAAGGAACTTCAGCGAAACAGTGCTTCCCGCGCGTCGGCGGCGGCCCAAGCGGCGGCCAACGAGCAAGAGCGCGTGGACCGGATGAAGGTCTTGATGAAGGGCATCCTCACGGACCTGGACTTGTTCGATAAGCGTGGTCCGGCGGACCCCAAGAAGACGGCCGCCATGTCGGAAGACTTGAAGCAGAAGATGGCTTCCTTCAAGAAGGAATGGTTGGACGGCACGGCTGATCTCAGCCTGGACGAGATGCTGAAGTTCGACGCCCTCAGCCAACGGGTCAAGACGGCCTTGGAGGGCGGCGTCTCGGAGGCAGAGGTCCAGAAGCTCTTGGCTGCGCCGAATGCGATTGACGACTTGCGCAGCCAGATCGAGGCGGGCCTGAAGCCGGTGGATGTCTCCGTCCTGCTGCCCGTCGCCTCCCCCGACCTTGCCAAGAAACTATTGGCAGAAATGCCCTTGCCCGACAAGGAGGCGTACCTCACGCAGCAGAACGCTGCCTTCCAGAAGCAGACGGAACTGGTCAAGAAGCTCACGACCGAGCAGATAGCGCTTACGGAGGCCACGACTCGGCAGAAGGCGGCCGTGGGTGCTCTGGGCGCGAACAACGCAATCTACCAGGAAGGCATGGAGAAGACATCGACCTTCTTGATGCAAGCGGCGGCCAAGGCCAAAGGCGCGATCCTCGGCGGCGGGGACATCCAGAAGGAGACGAAGGCCCTGGCGGAGTTGGTCGGGCAGTTCCGGCAGTTGTCCGAGACTGGCGGCAAAGGCTTCGGCCTGAGAGAGTTTGAGGAATTGCAGAAGAAGGCCACCGCCGCAATGGCCATGCCCACCGTGACGGGATGGGACCAGAACTTCATCACCAACCAGATGGCCAACTTGAAGTTCCTGGCCGAGCAGACGGAGGCGATGAAGAGGTTGCAGACGCCGCAGGGTCAGGCCCGCGACGTGGAGGCGGAGTTGCTGAAAGCCCGGCAAGAGGCCGACCGCCTCAAGGAATTGATCGACAAGTTAAAGCCCCAGGCGGCGACCGAAATGGGTGAAGGCGCGAAGGCGGCACAAACGTCGCTAAGCGCAATCCCGAGCATGGCGGGCCTGGCCGGCGACATCCAATCGGCAGCCACGGCCATGTGGGACTTGGCTGCCGCCTCGTGGAGCGTGCAAGCCCCGCCATCGGCCCTGACCGCCGCCAAGGGCCGGATCGCGTGGAACTTCTTGTCCCTTGGCGGCCCGGCCCAGGGCACAGACGTGATTCCGGCGATGCTCTCGCCGGGTGAGGTGGTGATTAACGTCGCCTCGGCGCGGCGGTTCGCCGCACAACTGACCGCCATCAATGCCGGCGTTCAGCCGGTCTACCGCAGCGAAGGCGGCAGCGTCACCAACATCGGTGACATCAACGTGAACGTAACCGGCGGCGGAACCAGCCGCCAGACGGCTAGGGCCATCGCCTCTGAATTGCGACGTGAGTTGCGGCGCGGCACGGCGACCCTGTAACCCCCTTTGTAAAGACGAGAGGAAAACCCATGAGCGTCAGTCGAATGAGTGTTGGCCAGAACGCGGGTTGCAGCATGGTCCGCGCCCGTAAGAGCGAAGATCAGCTTCAACCCCGTGGCCGGTTCGTGGTCGAGCACTTCCGCAAGGGAGAGAAGATCGGCCACTACGAGTTCCCCAACGGCATCGCCAACGAGGGCAAGAACAAGCTGTTGGATGTCATGTTCCACGGCGTCTCGGCCATCACGACCTGGTGGCTGGGATTGATCGACAACAGCGGCTTCAGCGCGCTGGCCGCTGGGGACACCTACGCCAACATCAACCAGGCTGGCAACGGCTGGGACGAGTTCACCGACTACACGGACCCGGCCAACGCCGGCAGCGCCAGCACCCGGCCCGAGTGGACGGAAGGCGCGGCCTCCGGCCAGGCGATTACCAACGGCAGCCCCGTGGTTTTCGACATCACTGGCAGCGGGACGGTCAAAGGTCTGTTCCTGGTGGGCGGTGCTGCCAACGCCCAGAACAAGGGCGACTACCAAGCGGCCGGGGCCGTACTGTGGGCCACCGCCCTCTTCGGCACCGGCGACGTGCCGGTCAATGCCGAGGATCAGTTGAAGGTGACGTACACCGTCAGCGCGTAACCGCGGACTCCCTCGCCACAGGTCGGGCGGGGCCTTCCACAAGAAGCCCCGCTCGGCCTTCTTTCTCCCTTTTGAGGAATCACGATGGCCTACGAACGATTTGCAAACGGCGGACTTTCCTCCCTGGACGCCGCCATCGACAACGATGATCTCGCCTTGACGGTGAAGTCGGCTGTCGGATTCCCCACCGGCGGCAACTTCCGCATCATCATCGACAACGAGATCATGCTGGTCACGGACGTGCAAGGCAAGACCTTCACGGTCACGCGGGCGCAAGAGGGGACCAGCGCCGCCAGCCACGACGCCGATGCCGCCGTCTTTCACATTCTTACGGCTGGTGCTTTGGCCCAGCGGGACGGCGACCAGTTCGCCACAGGTGCCGCGGCCAGCCGTGATGCGGCTGGGCAGGCGGGCCGGCTCTATCTGCCGACCGAGGGCTACATCGCCCGCGACAACGGCCTCGAATGGGAGCGGATGCCCTTCTGGCGGTTCACACCGCCGGCCAGCGGCGACTTCGCTTGGGTCAACCAAGGGGCTGCCACGGTTGCAGACACCAAAGGCATGATGGTCTTGACCACGCCGAGCGTGGCGTCAGGGGAGAATCTGCGGTGTCTGGTGAAGTCGGCACCGGCGACCCCTTACACGATTACGGTTGCCTTGATGGCCCATAGTCCAATCTACACAACTTCGTCTGTGATGCCGCAGTACGGCATTTGCTTGCGCGATAGTGCTTCGGGCAAGCTGCTTGTTTACGGCTTTGGCTACAACAATTATCCCTTCCGCTTTCAGTACGCGCAAATGACGAACGCCACGACGGTTTCCAGCGGTGTCGTGGATACAGTGGCTCCTCGGCACTGGCCGCAATGGCTGCGTGTGGCCGACGACGGCACCTACCGAAGGGTCTACGTCTCCGGGGATGGCGTTCGATTCCAGCCTGCGGTGTCGGCCGAGTCGCGGACGGCGTTTCTCACGGCCGATCAGGTGGGCGTGTTCGCCAATAGCTGGAAGAACGACAAGATAACGCGCGTCATTTCCTTCTTGCATTGGAGCGAGTCCTAATGGCTGAGCAATTCAAGAACCTCGCCAGCACTACGCTCGCCGAAGACCTGGATGATTCGGAAACCGGGGTCGATGTCGCCAGTGCGATGGGCTTCACCGGCGGTGATTTCCGCATCCTCGTGGACAGCGAGATTATGAAGGTCACGGGCGTCAGCGGGACGACGCTGACGGTCACACGCGGCGTGGAGGGGACGAGTCCAAGTTCCCACACTAACGGTGCTACCGTCCGTCACGTCCTGACGGTCGGCGCGCTCGATGCCCACGACCAGAACGACCTTATGGTCCGAGACGCCTATGCCAGCAAGCCGGCGGCCGGCGTGCCGGGGCGCATCTTCCTGCCGACCGATGGCATCTTCATCGAGCGCGACAATGGCTCGGTCTGGGAGAAGTTCGGCCCGCTTTGGTCCATGACCCCTCCGCAAGTCTCGGATTTCCCGACCTGGGTGAACCAAGGCTCGGCGACTGTCGCGGACAACAAAGGGGCACTCTGGTTCGAGTCGCCGACCATCTCCAGCACCAACCTCCGGCTGCGGGTGAAATCTTATCCCAGTCCGCCGTTCACGGTCGAAATGGCGGTGGTCCTTCTCGTTCCCCCTAATGCCGGCAGTTACACAGGCGCAGGGCTTATTATCCGCGATGATGTGTCGGGCAAGGTGCAACACTACGGGTTTTACGACGGTGCTCCGGGCACTATCGGAGGCTACAACCGCCCCAACGTCACGAGTAGTAGCACCGGCATCACGGGTTGGCCGGGGTCGGGACAACTTTACCAGACGGAATCGGGACTGCTCTGGATCAAGTACGAGGACGACAACACGAACCGCAAGATTTCGATTTCCACGGATGGCTATTCGTGGGTGCAGATGGTCAGCCTCGCCCGAACCGATTACCTGACTCCGACGCAGATCGGGATTTGGCTGCACGCCCAGCAGACCACTCCTGACTGCAACCAGGGGGCAACCTTTCTCCACTGGAAGCAATACTAATGGAAACCTTCGCCAATCAAGCCGTTACCACGCTGTCGGCCGCAATCACCAGCGTGACCGCCACGAGTTGCACGGTCGTCGATGCCACGGCGTTTCCGGCCACCGGGAACTTCCGCATCAAGATCGACGGGGAAATCCTCATTGTCACGGCTCGGGCGAGCAACACGTTCACCGTCACCCGCGGGGCCGAGGGAACCACAGCAGCCACGCACACCAGCGGCGCGAACGTGATCCACCTCTTGACTAAGGGCGGCTTGGAGGCGCGGGTCGCCAACCGCTTCATCACTGATCTTTACGCCAATAAGCCCGCTGCCGGGGTCAAGGGACGCTTGTTCCTGCCCACGGACGGACTGTTCCTGGAATACGACGACGGGGCGGCCTGGCACAAGTACGGGCCGTACCGGCGGCTCAAAGCGCCGCCCGAGACCGGCTGGTCGTGGGTCAATCAGGGCAACGCTACGGCGACGTGCATTGACGGTCGGATTGTCTTGGAAGACCCCGATCTCGACAGCACCGATCCTCAGCTTCGCATCTACGTTCGGCCCGCGCCGCAATGGCCGGCGACGGTGACGCTGGCGTTTCTGGCAAACGGGATCAGTAGCAGTAATCCTTCTCCCAGCATGGGCTTTTGTACGCGCCAGAACAGCCCCGGCATCAGCTACGACGGCTACCTCAGTGCATACGGTCTGGCATTGGGGACTACGCAATGGCAGTCGTATGGGGCTTGGTACACCTCTCCGACGAACAGCAGTTCGTCGTTTAGCTGGGACGACTACTTCATGCCTCAGCGGCTTATTTGGCAGCGCTTCGAGATTTACGGCGACAGAAAGCGATTCTACGTCTCGGTGGACGGCGTGAACTTCATTAAGGTGAAGGACGATTCCGTAAGCTCCTACGGAATCAACCAGGTCGGTCTCTTCATCGACCCCAAGAATAATGCCCAGCCCGTTTCGTTGTCCTTGGTCCACTGGGAAGAGAGCTAAGCGATGGCCCAGACCGGCAAGCTAGGCACTGCCGATTCCCAACTGGCGAACGTGCAACTGGCGTTTGCCGCTGCCGAGCCGTCGCCGCCCTCGGTCACGACGGGGAGCGGTCGGCTCGGCGGGCAGTTGGGAGACATGGTTCTCGCCCTCGGCGGGGTGATTGGCGCAAGCGTCATTCACCTTGCGGCCGAGAGCGTCCTTGTCGCTGCGCAGACGGCGGCCGGCGAGGGCGTGTTCGTGCCTCATGCGTCCCCTCTTTGGGCTTTGGGTGGCCAAGACTCCCAACTGGGTGACACCGAACTGGCCTTCTCTGGTGCGGACGCCGCGCTGCCGACGATTACCACTCAAAGCGGCCGGCTCGGTGGGCGATTGGGCGATCTGGTCCCCGGCCTCGGCGGGCTGGTTGGCGCGGGCGTCATTCACCTCTCGGCCGAGAGCGTGCTGGCGATCGCGCAAACGGCGGACCCTGCCCCGACGTTCGCGCCCCATGCGTCTCCGCTCTGGGCGTTGGGCGGTCAAGACTCCCAATTGGGCGATACCGAACTGGCCTTTGCTGGTGCCGAGGAGGCGCGGCCGGAGACCGGCGACCGCACCGGGCAGCTTGGCACGCTCAATTCGCTTCTGGGCAACATGCGTCCCGCCCTGGGCGAAGAAGAGGGCGGCGGCGGGGCCAACATCGTCTATGCCGATGCCGAGAGCAACCTGTCGCTGTCGGCCGAGGCGGCTGCGAGCGTCGTGCGGACGTGTGCCGCCTCCAGCGCACTGGTCCTGTCGGATGCCGCCGGACGCAACAATCTCTTGAGCGGGGCCGCCGAGTCGGCGATCAGCCTGGACGTGGCGGCCGACTTCTCGGTGGCGCGGGCGGCGGCGGCTGAAAGCACGTTGGTGCTGGCGGATGCCGCCGGGCGCAACAATCTGCTCAGTGGAGCAATCGAATCCGCGATCAGCTTGGACGCGGCAGCGGAGTTCATCGCCGTGCGAGCGGTGGCGGCCGAAAGCACGCTGGCGCTCGTAGATGCGGCGGCCAACATCGGCGGCGAACTTATTGAGACAGCGGCCGAGTCCCCGCTTGTCTTGGACGTGGCGGCCGGCTTCACAGTCGCACGGGCGGCGGCGGCCGAGAGCACGCTGGCCTTGGTGGATGCGGCGACCCGCAATAACTTGCTCAGCGGCAGCGCTGAGTCCGCGATCAGCCTGGGGACCACGGCGGACTTCACCGTCGCACGGGCGGTAGCGGCCGAGAGCATTTTGGCGCTCGCTGTTGAGGTGGCGCGAGTCTTGCCGGCTGCTATCGACGTATCGGCCGAGTCCGCGATCAGCATGACCGGGGCGGCCGGGCGCAACAACATCGTGACCGCCGCTGCCACGAGCGTGCTTGACCAGACGACTGCGGCGACGTGCGTTCACGTCGTCCCCACGCCGGTCAGCGCCGAATCGACGATCAGCCTGGGCACGGCGGCGGCCTGTTCGGTCGCGCGGCCGGCAGGGGCCTGGGACGAACTATGGAGCCTGTGGCACGAGGCATCCGTCGTCGTCGTGCGGAAGGTGGCTGCCGAAAGCCCCCTGGCATTAGCGCAGACGGAACTGACGGCCCGGCCGTGGTACTTGTCGGCCGAGTCCCCGCTCCAGACCGTCACTGAGGAGTACGATCCCGAGCGTGACGCGATGGTCGCGCAGATCGAGGGCCTGCAAGATGCCGCGAGCGTTGCCCGTCCGCTGCCGCTGGCGGTCCAGCAGTCGATCTCGCTCGGGCAATCAGCCTCGGTCGTCAAGGTCAAGCCCAACGCCATCAACGTCTCGGCCGAAAGCGTCTTGGAACTGCTGGGCGAAGTCCGGCCCAACAGGACCGGGGAGGTAGGCCATTGGTTGGCGTTCACGCAGACTGCCACGGTTGATAAGTGCAAGCCGGCCAGGTCGGCGTTGGAGTTGGCGGCCGAAGCGGCGGCTGTTTGGACCGGCCCGCGCGACGCGGACTCGGCGCTCAATCTGCGCCAGTCGGCGACGTACTATCTGGTTTCGGCCGGTGTCCTTCAGCGGTATCACCCGTTTGTTGGAACGGGGGAACTGGAAGCATTGGCGGCCCCGCCATCGACCCTCGAAAGTCCGCGGCCCGGCATCACGGCCCCGTTCCAGTTGGTCTACCCATCCAGCGGCCCCGTCACCGATTCGGTGACGCTTCGAGCGCCTAACTTCGGCAACAAGGACCGGCTCGGGTTCAACCGCGTGCTGCGCGAGACCCGTGGCGGGACACTGATCGTCTTCGCCGACCCGATGTGGCCGAAGATTCAGACCCTCGTGCTGAACTTTTCCGGCCTCACGAGCGACCAGGCCCAAGCATTGCTCACCTTCTTGGACGCCCATCTGGGCGAGGAAGTAGGCGTGTACGACTGGGAGCATCGCTATTGGACTGGCGTGATTACCACGCCAACCGACCCTATGGTCCAGGACGGCCGGGCCAGCTTCTCGGCCAGCTTCGAGTTCGAGGGTGAGTTGGTTCCGGCATAAAACCTCTGGCGAGGACAGGCCCATGTTCACGCTTCAAGCCCCTTATCCGCTCTTGCAGACCACGACGCTCTTGCCCAATCCGCAATTCAGCGACCAGGAGAGCTTGACGGCGACCGTGACCCGCAAGACGGCGATGGACGGCACGCGCTACACCTACGTCAAGCGCAAGGGCGACCGGCGGAAGCTGAAGTGGTCCTTCCGCCTCATGCGGAACAAGGGCCTCGAATTGCGGGCCTTTCTCTTCGCCTACTTCGCCTCGCCGGTGCGCGTCGTTGACCACAACGGGCGGATGTGGGTCGGCAATTTCACGAACAATCCGTTCGAGTTCGACACTGCCCAGAAGGCCGGGCCGGCGATTGCGCCCATGCCGCGCGGCGAGGCCCAGATGATCGAATTGGAATTTGAGGGAGTCGAGCAGTGAGGAACATCTCCGCAGCCGGATTGGCGAAACTGGCGACCCGCTACGGCACCGAACCCATCACCATCATCGAGGTGGATTGGGTTGACGGGAGCACCGCGCGATACGCCGACCGCACCATAGGAACGATTCCCGGCCGGATCGTGGAGGTTGGCGACCTGGATAACGTCGTCAACGTGAGCAACAACAGCGGCTCGCAGGAATTGGCCGTCACGCTGGACGATACGGACGGCACCATCAAGGCCATCTTCGACGCCCATGACATTCACAAACGGACGGCGCGGGTGTATCAGTATTTCACCGGCCTGGCGCTGTCCGACAAGTTCCTGCTCTTCAGCGGCAAGGTCAGTTCGCCCATTACTTGGAGCGAGCGGGACCGCACGGTCAAGTTCTCGATCCTCTCGCAACTTGAAGACAAGGAGATCGGCTTCAGCGCGGAAGAGGGCCAGTTTCCTTATCTACCGGCGGACATGGTGGGCAAGGCGTGGCCGATGATCTTCGGCAAGGTGGTCAATTGCCCAACGCTCCAGGTCAACAAGGCGGTCACGGGCACGACGCTCACCAGTGCGGGCATCCTCAGCGGCATGGACCTGTGGGCGTCGATGTCGGACGGAGCCGACGACTCGCAGCATACCATGAGCCTGCTGCAAATGCTCATTCAGATCAACCACCTTCAGAAGGTGAAGGAGTGCTGGGCACCGCATTGGCACCCGCCGGTGGACGCTGCCAAGGCGGCCGAGCTTCAGAAGCAGATCGACTCGCTCAACGCGCAAATCCGTGAGGCGGTGGGGCGGCGGGACAAGCAGCGGGCCTGCGCCCTGGCCCGCCGGCAGCAGCAGATCGCCGAGGCCAATGCCCAAGGAGAGGGCGAGAATCCCATCCGCATCCTGGGCGGCGAGGATTTTCCCCAGGGGCGGACCCTGACGCTCAACATCAATGGCGGACTGTTCACCGGGCATTTCGAGGGCGAGTTGTTCCACGTCCAGAGCCGCCAACATCCGGCGGACGACGCCACGGCCGCTGATGCGTATGCCGAGAAGACCGAGGAGCCGGCCATCTGCCTGGAACCGACGCAGATCAGCTACTATCGCTATGAGGACGAGGTTCCTAACGGCTGTGGCGATGGGTTCCCCAAGGGAAACAAGATCATCGACCAGGGGGCGGTGATTACCAACACCAATGCCACCGTGAGTCAGATGGACACCGAGCCGGTGGCCCAGCACTTCTGGGTCGATCCCGGCGCGTCGGTGACGATTGCCAGCGACGAGCCGATTACCTACATCGCCTCCATCGTGCCCGGCACGGTCTTGGCGGTGAAAGCCTACAAGCAACTCACCGGCGAGCGGCGGCTGGTGGATGTGCCGACCGATTTGTATACGGTCACGAGCCAGACCTACGGGTCCGTAACGGCCATTGAGATCGTCGTCAACAAGCCCTTGAGCACCATCACCGATCAGGGCTGGAGCGATGATCTCTACGTGACGTTTCAGTCGAGCGTCGGCCCCGACACCGTGAACATCCTCAAGTACCTGATAACCAATTACACGGACCTGACTTGGGATGCCACGTCGTTCAACCACGTCCAGGAGAAACTCCAGCCCTTTCCGGCCAACTTCCCGATCCTGGAGCGGAAAAACACGATTCAGGCGTTGGAGGAGATCGCCTTCCAGGCCCGCTGCGCCATTTGGCTCAGCAATGGGGTGTTCTACTTGAAGTATCTTTCCGAGGAGCCGACACCGGCCGGCACGATTACCATAAGCGACATCGACGCCGAAAAGGGCATCGAGGTGGAACTTACCAGCACGGAAGACATTGTGACCAAGATGAAGGTCAACTGGCGGCTGAGTTGGGCCGACGTTTCCGATCAGCCGAAGGACAAGGCCGAGAAGACGATCCTCTTGCGGCACAACGTCGCCAAGTACGGCACCCAGGAGCAGCAGTACGACTGGTACATCTACAACCAGCCGGACACCGTGTACAAGTGCGCGACGTTCTGGCTGATCCGCAAGTCGAACACCTGGAAGCGGATCAAGTTCAAGACCTTCTTGAACAAGCTGAACCTGGAGACCTTCGACGCCGTGACCCTGGATTTCGACCAGCCTTACGTGGCCAACGGCCCAGTGTTGGCGATTGTCGAGAAGGCCAATTACAACTCGGCGGAGAATTGCGTTGACTTCGAGTGCCTGGTGCCGGTGGCGGCGGGCACGATGGAGAAATACCACTTCTTCTGGCCGGCGGCGTTGCCGCAGACGGACACCTGGCCGCCTGCCAACGAGATTGCGGCTGGTTATGCCGGTGGCAACGGGATCGGCACGGGAGCCACCGGCAACCTGCCGGTGGGCGACACCACGACGATCCCGGACGGGAGCGTGATTTTCGTCGGCGGCCCCAATGTCGTCTTTCGGGCGCACAGCGATTGGGGCGACTCCACGCCTACGGACGTGGGCTTCTCGGCCCAGCCCGTCGTGGATACGGCGACCTACATCAACCTCTCGCCCGGTTCTCGCCCGCGCTTGAATTTGCGGACGTATCCTCGGCGGAGCCTGCCGGCCATCACGCCGGCTGCCACCTCGTCGAGCCAGATTACGGTCGATCTGCACAAGACCAAGATTCTCGACACTTCAGGCGATGAAACCAAGTTTGCCTACCTGTCGTCCATTCTCCACGGCATCACCGAGGATGGCGACTTGACGATTGATCGCGGGGCACTGGTGGCGGACGAGGAGCATGAGGATGGGCAACCGTTGTCCGACGTGTTGAAGAACGGCGACGAGTATCTGGCGATCCGCACGGACGTTTCCATCTGGGACCAGGATTACGGAGAGCACGAGTTCGACTTCGCCTTCGACTTTATGAGCGAGAAGTTTGGAGCAGGGACCGCGTTCCTGCAAAGCGAGGATTGAGTCATGGCCGCACTGTATCCCCTGACGCTCGACGCCTGGAACAGTCTGCTCGGGCGGATCAACAGCCTTGCCTCGTGGCCTCCCGAAGGCTGCGATCCCATCGCTCAACTACCGCTTGTCACTGCGCCGCACAAGTGGACGGTCCAGGACATCGCGGCGGCGCAGGACAAGCTCCGGGAGATTTGTTCCGACAACACCTTCACCAGCCCTTCGCCTTCGGACAAATGGCGGAAGCTCTACATCGACGAGCTTGACGAGGCAATCGACAACGGCTGGTGCAACTGCGAGCCGCCGATACCGTGCTGCATACCTTATGGAGAGGGGACGGTCTGGATCGAAGGCCCCGGCGGCGGCTACTGGGTGACGATACCCTACTGGCAAGTGATCGAGCAGTACCTTTACGGAAACATCAGCTATGGGGCGGCTGAAGCGGCTCTTCCCGAAGGGGTCATGGCGCATCTGGTGCAGTGCTACGCTAGCGGCCAGGGCTACATTGCGCACAGCTTCCATCACGGGCATTGGGTGAACTGCGTCTACCAAGACTACTGGGTGGAGGGCGGTAAACGGGGTGAGGAGCATTGGAGTACGTGCCAGATCGACCCGGACGAGATTACTTACTTGGGACGGGTGCCCGCCCTCACTTCAAGCTACGAGAGCAGCACAATCGTTGGACCGACCAACTCTATTGATCCGTTCTGCGGGGCTTATCAGTACGACTATATCGAGCATCGGTGGTATCAGTCCTGCCAGATCGGGTACTTCGAGGTAAATGCGTATTGGTATTACTTCTCTTATTGGTCGCTGTTCCAGTGTCCAGCGTGAGCTTCCATCGCGGCAAGTAGACAAAGGCAAGTGCGGCAAGTGCGGTTGGACAAAGTGCCCAGGTGGATAACCACCTGGGCACTTGTCATTTCTTGAGAGGAGCATCTTATGGAAAGCGCGTTTGCTTGGCTGAACCAGTTGTTCCAGGCGATTTATCAACTCTTCCCGCGCATCCTGATCGTGCGGGCTACGCATGGCGGGGTCAAATGGGTACACGGCAATCGCGTCAAGCTGCTCGTGCCGGGGCTGCATATCTACTGGCCCTTGACGACCGACGTGGAGGTCGTTGTGACCGCTCGGCAGACGCTCGCCATCCCGGACCAGGTGATGGCCACGAAGGACGGCAAGAAGGTCGTGGTCAAGACCTTGGTGGTCTACAAGATTCCTGATCCCGTGCGTGCCATCGGCAAGCTGAATTGGGACGTGGACACCACGATCAACGACCTGACGCAATCCGCCGTGGTCCGCGTGATTGCCACACACACCTACGACGAGATCATGGCGGGGATCAGGGACGAGAGCCTGACGAAGACCTTGACCAAAGAGACCCGCCGCGAGTTGCGGCAGTTCGGCGTCCACGTCACGCGCTCGAAGCTGGTGGACTTCGCCGACTGCAAGGTCTTCAAGCTGCTCACGTCCCAGGCGGACAGGGCGGGGATGGCCACGCACCAGTTCTACCAGTAGTCAGGACCGGCGCACCGGGCAGTTCTGGCATTGCTCCAGCGCGGCCTCACCACTGAACGGCTCGGCGTCGGGATTGCCGCAGAGTCCGGCAACGCCCAGCACGCCGTCAATCACCTGGACCCGGAGCATCCGCAGCAGGCAGTGCGGCCAGGCGGGATAGAGCCGCGCGCCATCTTGCCGATAGCCGGACAAGGCTGGTGGAGGTCCGCTGAATTCCAGCGACCCGTCTGGGTGGACCGTGGGACGGCCGTGGACCAGTTCCACGTCGGGGATGGCCTGCTCGACGAGGCGATAG